ATAACGTTCTGTTTCCATAACGCTCTACCTCAGCTTCGTAGATTTCTGGTAAATATTGCTGAGCGAAATCGCTAGTACCATTTGTAAAGTTCAAATAGTTTGTTTCTAGCGCTTGTTGAGTTTGCGATGGAATAATACTTCCAAACGCAGGTGCTACATTAGCCATAATTTTTTAATTTTTAGTTTTTGAATTTTTTAATTTTAAGTTTTGTAGAATCAGCACCACTAATAGCTTTTACTTTAAAGCCATTAATAAATACATCACCGTTACTAGTAGGCCTTGCTTTAGTGTCGCTAAGATTTTTAGATTTATTAACAACCTCTTTAACAGCATCCGCTTTACCTTGTTCGTAAAAGTGAGACGCGATACGATCTACGTTTTCAGCAGCATACATAGCTTTGTGATAACCTTTATAATCACTAACAGAACCATTTGAATCAAGGAACTTCCCTATTAAGTTGTTAATGTTTGATTGTTTATCGGCAACAGACTCTGTGTTTTGAATTTTATACCTATATTTCTTTTCACCTACATTGATATCGAAACCTTCAAAATCTTCAGTAAAAAGTTTTTTAGTATTATTTTTAAACTCTTCGTGCTGTTGTTTAGCCGTTTCCTGCTGCTTGTTATATCGATTGAAAAAGTCCATAGCTTTTTGAGCGTCAGGATTTACATTTGATTTCAACTTGATATCAGCGTAATATTTATCCTTAGTCTCGTTTAAAAAGCGTCTGGCTTTTGCAACTTCTTCTTTAAATGCAAGTTTCTTCTTGCGTATATCTTTATCTTCGTCTAAATCTTCATCATATTGAAAATCTTCTAACAATAAATCAATGTCTGAATTATCAAGATATGGTTTTTCTTTTTTATAATACTCTTTTAACAATGTGTTATCGTCTATGCTAGAGTAATCAGCATTTAATCTAACGTAGTCTTCTACGCTACCACCAGTCTCTTCCATAAAAGAAACTAGCTTTTCTATATTTTCAGGTAATTGCTTACCTAAAACCTTTTCATCTCTAATAGCTTCTTTAAGTTCTTGCTGTACTTCAGCTACCTCTTCAATAATTTCTATTGGAGCTTCTACTGTTTCTTCGGTGGTCCGTATTTCTTCAACCACTCCTTTGCTGTTGCCACTGTCTTTGGGTTCTTCGACAACAACATTGCTATCATTTGTCTCTTGTGCTTGAACGGCATCTTCTTTTGGTATTTCGACTTTAACAACATCTGGTACAACCTCACCTTGAGCCTCTGGCTTAGTCAAGTCTACTTTAGTTACTTCGTCTTTTTTAACTAATTTTTTAGGTGTAGTTTTCTTTTTACCTTTTAAGGTAAACTCACCTTCTTGTTTTACTTCTGTTGACATAATATAATATAATTTAAAAAAATGTTATAGCATTACATAAATGCTCCTAAACCTTGATCTGGTTCGTTTTCAAAGTCTATTGGTAAGCCATCATTTTTTCTTTGACTTATCATTTCACTTTGCTGTGTTGCTTGTATTTTAGTTCTTTTATCTTTACGATCTTCTATAAATTGTTCTTTGCCTCTTTGAACTTGCATGTCCATTTGCTTAAGCTGCATATCGTATTGGAATTGTCTTTCCATTTCTTGCTGCCTTATAAACGAAGCTTGCTCCATCTTTTTAATGTCCATAGCTGTTTTAGCTTGTTCTAATTGAACTTTAGAACCAGATATAGCTTCCTGTTTTTGAACTTCTGCCATAGCTGTTCTTTCAGCTGTTTGAGCTTGAGCATCTGCTTGAGCTGCAATATTAGCCTGTTGAGCTTTTTGATCTCTCTCCATTTTAACCTTACGCTTAATCTTTAACATTTGATTAGCTAATTTAAGGTTTTTAATTTGACGTATATCAATAGCGTCTTCAAGATCAATACCTCCAGACTGTAGTGCAACTTGTATGTTTTGTTCTAACTGAGCTTTTTCTTCTTCATCAGGCTCTAATTCTAAGAAAATACCAAAATCGTGTAAATTTAAATCTACAATTTCATCTAGTGATTTTATATTGTAATTAGATACTGCGTTTTGTAACGATGCTCTTGTTAATGGAAATCTAAGTGCATCACCTATTTTAAGAGATACGTTTTCAGCTAATTTAAGAGTTAAAAATAAACTAGACTGAACAATATGTCTTGTAGCTACATTTGATGCATTAGCGGCTAGCTTCTGTAAACCTACTAATGTAGATTTATCAGGCGTACTACCGTCTCTAGCTTCGTTTAATCCCGTCACATCACGTATCATTTGTAAATAGTATTGATACGTCTGTATTAAACTTTGTATTTTACCATAGCTATTAGAGCTACTAAGTTCTTGAACAGGAACTTTACCGTGATTAATTTCACCGTCTTGAGTAAGTGATCTACCTACAATAGAACCTGTTTGAAAATACATGTTAAGTGCTTCGGCTGGATTATAATTTGTACCATTACCAAGATCAACTTCTGCTAAACCGTCCATATCAAGATAAACACCATCTGGCACCATTCTTGATAATACTTGCTGTAATTTTAAATGCGTTATTTGAATCATATCAGCAAAACCTATACATTTGCTTACTATTGATTCAATTCTACCTTTATATATTCTAGGAGCACAAATAGCATAATTCATAGCTACTTTAGTAGTGTCAGCATATGGTCTTGACATATTTTCTGCTAACTCCCATTTTAACATAGTATCAGTTCCTAAAACAACAGCTCCATTGTATAAAACTTCTATTGTTCTTGAAACTCTTTCAAACATATCACTTTCTGGCGGATTAAAAGTATCTGGCTTTTCAATAGCCTTCATTAATCCTTGATCTGTATTTTTTATTTTAAAAACTTGATTGTGATAAGTTTTATAATCAAAATACATAACTTGAACGGTGTTTTCATCATAATCACCCCAACCAGTTATATAAGATCTATTTCCAGGCATATTTTGAATACGCTCTAATTCTTTTTCAGATATATGTGGAAACTCTTTTTTAAGTTCTGGTATTGTTATAGCTTTAACTTCACCTACATAATATATATCTTCAAAGTTTGGATCTTCTGTATATGAATAAACCATATAAGCAGGATCAACATAATCAACTTTAATTCCTTCAGCGGTATTAAAACTAGTTTTAGCAGCTGCTATACCTAGCACCGCTAGATCCATATTTAATCTACGTCTTACTAAATCATATTTATTTTGAGCAAAAATAGTTGATATACTTTCTTCTTCAGCTATTTCTATAGACTGCTTATAACTAAGCTGCATCTTTAGCTCTAACTCTTCTTTAGACTCAGGTACAGTATTAGGATCTGAAGATTGGTGTAAATCAATACCTAGAATTTCATTTACATTTTTAATATAATCTTTAGCAACCATATCTTCATAAAGTCTAGCTGCATAATCAGTTCTTTTCTTTACAGACTGTGGATCTTGAGCGTAAGCTTTTATATCGTAGCTCTTTTGAGATATACCGTTTACAACGATATCTACAAACTTAGATAAAATTGGAACTGGTTTCCAGTCTAAATTTAAATAAGATAAATCACCATTAATAGATAATTCATCTTTGTACTTTTGTATTGATTGCTCACCTCGAGCATAAAGTCTTAAATTATGAAACTGATTCCAATTAGTTAAATATCTATTACCGTTAGTTCTACCTTGTCTAAACCACTCATATTCTATAGCTTGAGCAACTTGCTTTCCATATTCTATAGTGTCTTTTTCTTCGTTACTTACTACTTGACTAGGAAAAGAACTGTTGTTATTAGTGTAAACGTTCATTTAACTTATTATTTTTGATGTATAACCTCTATTGTCATATCTTTTTATACCTAGATCGACAGGTTCTCTTTTTCTTGTATTATTTGGTGTGTATCTATGCTTGTTACAAGCCATAAGCGCTAAACCAGAACTAATAGATGCATCATGAGATGTTCTATTATTTATATTAAATTTAGCCCAATCTTCTAGTGTTCTTTGAAAATACATATCGCCATAACCAGTTTCTCTCAATCCTACAAAATTTTCAATATAAGATTCTATAGCTGCAGCGTGAGCTTGTTTTATATCTTCACTTGAGTTTGGTATACCACCTATCTCTTTTTCTGTTACAGATAGTTTGTTTCTACTTCTATCTGGTCTATTCATTGCAAAGCCTCTATAACCTCTTTTTCTAAAATAATATAGTAAACGAGGTTTATTATTTTCTGCTAGTATTGGCATACCATAAAAAGCGCAAGCCATTAAAACATCTTCAAAAAATATTTCAGCAGTTTGTGGCCTTGCTATATATTCTAAAAAGAAATGATTCGGCGGTACGTCTTCCATTGAAAACTTAGTTAAACCATGTAAAGAACCATTAGACCCTCTTTTGTCAACTGTACCTGATATATCGTAAGGATCACACCCAAAAGCACCTAAGTGTTCATTACCAGGATAATAAACTCCTCCTTTATTTATTTTTCTATTTTGTAAATTAATGCTAGGTATCCAACTAACTAAAAATCTACCATTTTTGTTTGGAGTAAAAATAACTCTAGTATCTTGCTGTCCGTTCTCCCATTGAAAACTTCCTTTTGTTACATTTATAGAATTACGCATATCTTCATTAAAATCTATCTGCTCATATATTTTAGTTAGATTAAATAAAGATTGCTTTGTTTCATCTCTAAAAGCGTGTTTTTCAGTACGTGGAAATTGTCTGTAAAATTCATTTAAAGCATCTTGATCTTGCTTTAATCCTTCTACTTCGTTCTCCCAGTATTCTATTACACCTATTTTTATTTTTTCACCTTGTGGTCCTTCGGTTGCTTTGGATGGAGTATTGAATACAGGTATTCCATAAGAATCAATGTATCCCTCGTAATTCCATTCCATAGGTATAAACAAAGAATATAATCCCGAACGAGTCTGCCCGTTGGCGTTTCGCTGAGTGACGTCCGAGTCATCATAAAGTTTTTTAAAGTTTTTTCCTCCTTTGTCATGAGCATTAGACGTCGAGCCCATCATGCATTTACCGATAATCTTACTACCTAATCGTAAACACGTTCTTGTTACTCGCCAGTTATTTAATATGTTATTTGGTTTTTCCCACTTACCACTTTCATCGTGAATTAATAGTTTTAGTTTTTCACCGTCATAACTATTGTCTCCAGTGTTTTTCCAGTCAATGGTAGTATCAAGTCCCGATATGTCTTGTAGCTTTTCATTTGTTTCCAGCTTTCGTCGCGTATACTTTGTAGCGGGTACACGATATGCAAGCTCTGTTTTTGGCCTGTCCATACCGTCTTGAATTGGCTTAAAGAAAAAAGGGTAGTTGACTGATATTGGTACGACTTTGTCAGTAAACATTTTTTTAGCGTCAGGTCCTGACTTTGACAGTATGCCGAATCTAGAATCTGTTGATATCGTTGCTTGGCTAACTGTTTCTCCAGAAGCCATAAATGAAAATCCACTACGTCTGTTTTTAAGATAGCATATTCCGTAGCATCTGTCATCTGCTTTGCAAGCTTCCCAGAAAATGTAGAAAAGTCTGTTTGACTCTCTAAAGTCTGGTTTCCCAACGTCAATCTTTGACCACTGCAAGTACATATAATGAGAACCAGTAATGTAAGTAGCCAGATTCTTATTATAGAACCAAAACCCTTGTTCTCGTCTATTAAATTCTTCATCTATGTAATCGTACCATTTTTCTTTAAAATCCAAAGGGTATTCTTCCCAATCAAATACAGATTTTATTTTAGAAAGTTCTTTTGGATATTTTATATGAGTCCATTTGTTATTATCAAATCTATGTACGTTTTTAGCTTTTGGCAGTGCTATTTTTAGGTTTTGTATTTCATATATTTCACCTATTTCACCAGTCTTACTAATAACTACAATATCGTAATCTTCGTTATAACCATACTTCCATTTTTTAGCTTTATTATTTTTAGCTATAGTATGTGGTTGTATATGATCGTCGAGAACTTTATATAGAGTTTGCTCGTACATTATTTAGACCTTCCTTCAGCAAAACCTTTAAAAGTTTTTTCTTGTTTAACTTCTTTAGGTTTATCGTTTAACAAATCTTGCTCGTGTTCTATTCTAGTTAATATTTCAAAAGCATCGAATATTGCTAGTTTTTTTGTAGCAGCTGCGTTCTTGAGTCTATCAGCAGAAATATCATCATCTGAATCAACAATAGGTTCCTTAGCTACTTTAATTAGCTCATCAACCGCTTTGCGACCAGCTTGGATTATATTTTTCTTCGTCTCCTTTACGTTCATACTTAATTACAATATCATTAGATTTCATACAATAAAGACGTTCACCGTCAACTAAAAACTCCCATTCACTGTTTGGTGTAAAGCCTACAAGGTCTCCAGGAGTTATTTTAAGATCCTCTAATGACTTATTACCGTATTTTAATATACCAGCAAGGCTTTTTTCTTTTCGAAGCGTTAAATCATTATTATCTTTAATTGGTTGCACAAAGCATCTTTCGCCAACAGTGTGCCAACCGCTTTCATTTTTATATAAATATATTTGATCAAAAGAGCAAAGATGATAATCGTCTTTTAAAAACGATCTACTTTTTTTCTTTTCACCTCTCATATCATAAAAAGTTCTAAATACATTTTGATGTATTAAAACTTTATCACCTTTTTTTATACCAGCATTAAAAGCTAAAGGAGTTTGCACTACTTCAGCTAATCTGTTTACAAATTTCCAGTTTTCAATTTTAGTATTAACAACTAAATCTTTACCGTCAATTTTTACCGTATTACTGTATTTTTCACCTACTGGCTTTACAATAAAATCGTATAATGAATTCATTAATATTCTAAATCATACTCAACAGCTACAGCCATATTCTTATTAAACTTTTTCCAAGGTAAAACCTCATCATGTTTTTTAATATAAATGCTATAAGATGTATCGTTTTCATCAAATAAAATATAAGCTATTTCGTGACCACCGTAAACTTGTTGACCAACAGAGTAGTGCATTGCATCGTTTTTGTAATCAGAACCTATACTTATTTTTCTAATTACTGCCTCCATCTTTTTCTACTTCCGTATACTCACCAGTTTTAAGATCTACTGAAATAGCTCCGTACTCTTTTTCTAGTTTAACTTTAAACTCTTCTATTTTCTTATTTACTTCAGCTACATTGTGTAAAAACCCGTGTTTTTGAGTTTCTAATAATCCGATGTTTGAAATAATTTCATTAAGCTTGCTTTGCAATTCAACGATTTCGCTCAATTGCTCTTCTGTAATTTTTGCCATTTGATTTAATTTAATTTAATTTATTTAACTTTTTATTTATTATTACTTATACTTTTAGCTTTTTCCCATGTTCTACCTACAAAGTAAGCACCGTAAACTGTTACAAGCA